CTTAATTAGTGGCGCTACTTTAGCTTTTATTGGCTGGATAGCCTTTTCTGTTGTTGAGTTAAAAACAGAAACTGCTGTTATATCTGTAAAAGTAGACCAAAATCATAAGCTTTTAGCAGAACTTTGGGATTTTTACCTACAGGAGAGAGTAAATGCCGATATCGCGTGGGCAAATCGCAAGCCAAATCTCAAAGCCTCCGATGAAAGGTGACAAGAAGATGAAGAAAGCTAATTCCATTCCTAAAGGCCTCACTTATTTTAGAAAAGGCGGAGCGGCTTCAAAGAAGTCGAAAGGAAGTAAAATATGCCCGGAGGGCAAAGCTTGGGCAAAACGTACGTTTGATACATACCCAAGCGCGTATGCAAATCTTGCTGCATCAAAGTATTGTAAAGACCCTAACTATGCCAAGAAATCAAAAGGTGGCAAAAGAAAGGGCAAGTAATGGGTGAACTTAAAAAATGGTTAAAACAAGATTGGGTTCGTATTGGCACTGATGGAAGCATTAAAGGTAAATGTGGGACATCCAAAGACAAGAAAAACCCAGACCGCTGCTTACCGTCTGCAAAAGCTAGAAGCCTCTCAAAAGCTGAAAGAGCATCTACAGCACGAAAGAAAAAGAAGGCGGGAGCAAAAGGCAAGACAGTGGTATCAAATACAAAACAAGCTAAGGTCAGAAACCTTGAAAAAGGAGGGCCAGTTAAACGGCCTTTCAGGGGTAAAAAGGTGGCTGGCACGGCTGTTGCTAGGGGATGCGGTGCAATAATGGCTAACCGTAGAAAGCGCACAAAAGGTGCAGTAACTCAAGCATAAGAAGAAGCACAATGTCTTTAGAAAACAGCATCAAAAACGAAATACGTTCTTGGTCTGAGGAGGCATTGGAAAAACCTAATGAAAACTATAACAATATGCCTGCTTGTCCTTTTGCCAAAAGGGCTTGGGCAGATGATCGTGTAGGTTTTATCTTTAAGAAAGATGAGTCGTTTGATGTTTTGTTTGAAGCAATTTATGGGTGGGACAATAGAAAAGATGTAATCATTCTCATAGATTTTAACTATTTGGATGTTGATGATTTGTATCAGTTTATGGACATACTTAATCAGTCTTTATCTGAGGATGGGATAGATATGTTTGTTATGGGCTTTCACCCTGAATCAGATGAAAACGAATTACTTGAAAACTCACTTGAGATGACGGATGACAATTCTTATGCTATGATATTTTTGCAACGCTTGACAAAGCTACAGGAAGCCTCGAATGTCTTGAGGGAAAAAGGATACTACGATGTTTGTCAAGATTATTACGAAAACGAACCTTTGTATGAATTAAGGGCCGAACTTTATAGGAGATTAAAAGATGGCTAAAGACCAAAAAGTTAAACCTGTTACTCCTCAAATGTCTGCTGCTGCCTTAAAAAAGCTAGCCAAACAGATGGGTTTTGATATTACAAAAGTGAAATCAAAGGGCATGATGCGTGGCGGCGCTGCAAAGAAAATGATGCGCGGTGGTGCTGCAACAGCGAAAAAGAAGCCATCTATGATGCGTGGTGGCGGTATGGCTAAAGCCAAAAAAATGATGCGTGGTGGCAAGGTTAAGAAGTAATGGCTGTTTCTGGCTCAACAGATTTTGAATTAGATGTAGCAGAGTACATTGAAGAGGCTTTTGAGCGTTGTGGTTTAGAAGTTAGGACAGGTTATGACCTAAAAACAGCCAAGCGCTCAATGAACCTCATGTTTGCAGAATGGGCAAACAGAGGTCTGAATCAATGGACTATTGTTCAGCAAACTCAAACTGTTACAAAGGGAACGGCTTCTTATACTTTAGGAGCTAACGTAATTGACATTCTTTCAATGTCCCTTCGACAAGGCACGGGCACAGATCAAACCGACTTTACGATGAGTAGAATTAGTAGAGATGATTATCTGACAACCCCAAACAAAAATACTGAAGCTAGGCCAACTCAGTTCTTTGTAGATAGACAAATTACACCTGTTATAAAAATATGGCCTACGCCAGACAACTCTACTGATATCTTAGTTTTTGATGTTCTTACTAGATTGGACGATGCCGACAAATCAACAAATACTGTAGAAGTTCCGTTTAGATTCTATCCCTGTCTTGCTGCTGGATTAGCTTACTACATATCTATGAAACGAGCCCCTGACAGAATACAGCTTTTGAAGGCATCGTATGAAGAAGAATTTGAGCGTGCTTTAGCAGAGGACAGAGACAGAGCTTCATTTAATGTAAGCCCAAATTTAAGTTTTTATAGGGTTTCTTAATGTCACGGTTTGCCGCAGGAAAATATGCTTATGGAATATCTGACCGTTCTGGTTTTAGGTATCGTCTAAAAGATATGCGTATGGAATGGAATGGCTCTCTTGTTGGCAAAGATGAATATGAGCCTAAACATCCTCAGCTTGACCCTAAGAGGAGGCCAACAGACCCAGAGGCAATTAAAAATGCTAGGCCTGATCCTCGTGTAGAGCCTGAAGTAATTCGTTTGCTAACGCCAAATTGTTTTAAAAGTGGGGCGATTGGCTCTTCAGTAATTACTGTAACAGAATTTTCTCATGGCAGAACCACAAATAGCTCTGTAAGATTCAGAAATGTAAGTGCCTTTGATGGATTCTCACAAACTGTATTGGAAAATTCTTCAGGTTACACAATAACTGTACTTGATGAAAACAGATACACGTTTGCAGTGACTACTGGTTCAGCAGCGATAGGAAACACAAGAGGCGGTGGCGAAAATGCAACGGCAGGCCCAGGAACAGCGTCTGTGCCAACAGCTTCTCCAACCTTTGACTCTACCGGGACTACACTTGATTCTACAAGCAATACTTTTGACGAGGCTTAAATGGCAAAACAAACAGTAGGAATTGGTTCATCTGCAAATGATGGCACAGGTGATAGCTTACGAGCTGGCGCAGATAAAATTAATGACAATTTTAATGAAATCTATGCAGCGTTAGGAAACAGTTCTAATGTGTTGACTGACATTATAGATGCAAACGGTCTTTTAGATGTTAGCTCTGGTGCAAACAAAATAGTGTTTTATTATGCAGCGTTGAGTGACCTGCCCAGTGCATCAACGTATCATGGTGCAATTGCTCATGTTCACGCAACTGGTGGAATGTATTTTGCTCACGGTGGCAATTGGTTACGCTTAAATGATGAGACATCAGGCCCAGTTACTAAATACATCGCAGGCACAAATGGCTCAACAGCGTATACTTTTACAGGCCCAGGGGCTACCGCTGGTAACAATCCAAACTTTACTTTTTACAAAGGTCACACTTATCTCATTGACAACACAGCGAATGTAAGCAGTCATCCTCTTCAGATAAGGGTTTCAAATGGCGGTGCTGCCTTTACAACAGGTGTCACGGAAAATTTTAATAGTACAACAGGCTTAACTCAGTTTATCGTGCCGCATGAGCCAAGCGATACTTCATTAGTGTATCAATGCACTAATCACGGCAGCATGGTTGGAAATATAACAATAGTATAGTGAAGTTGGATTATGTCTTTTACCTACGCACAACTAAAACAAGCCATACAAGATTTTTCTGAAAACACAGAAACGTCTTTTGTTACTAACCTACCTGTTTTCATAAGGTCTGCGGAAGACAGAATATCTACATTAGTAGATTTAGAATTTTTCCGTAAAAATGCTACTTCAACTCTTGTGTCTAGCGATCCTTTTCTTTCTGTTCCTGTTGATTATCTGTCATCGTTTTCTTTGCAAATAACAACCGCTGGCAAAAAAGACTTTCTTCTTTTTAAAGATGTTAATTTTGTGCAACAGTACTCAATAGACACTAATGCGAATGGAACGCCGAAATATTACTCTATTTACGATGTAGATAATTTTATTTTAAGCCCTACACCTGATCAAAATTACGCAGTGGAACTTCATTATTACTATAGACCAGCCAGCATAACAGTTGGGGTTGATGGCGGAACCACTTGGTTAAGTACGGAAGCTCCAAATGTGCTTCTTTACGGTTCACTTGTGGAAGCGTATACTTACATGAAAGGTGATGCTGACATGATGCAACTCTACGAACAAAGGTTTGGTCAGGAGATTCAGCGTTTGAAAGACTTGGCAGAAGCCAGAGAGAACTCTGACGCATATCGCAGAGGCTTACCTGATAGGCCAAGGACTTAGGAGTAAAAAATGGCTAATAACGCAACCACCTATTTAGAGCATAAGCTTCTAGATTTTTTGTTTAAAAACAATTCAGAGTCTTTTGCGTCACCTGGCAACAGTATTTATGTCGGGTTGGCTACAGCCGCATCTGACGCCGAAGGAGGAACTGTTACAGAAGCTACATTTACGAACTATGCCCGACAGCAAGTTAATGCTGCTGGATGGACTGTTACTGCTTTAAGTGCAGACACGCAAACAGCTAAGAATGTAGCAAATATTGATTGGCCTGCCTCTGGCGGTACAACGAATATTATAACACATGCCTTTATAGCCGATGCGTTGACATCTGGTAACATTCTGTTTGTTGGTGCGCTTGATGCCAACAAGACGATAGAAACAGATGACGTATTTAGAATTAATCTTCAAAACCTAACAGTAGAATTGAAGTAATGGCACTTGTACTTAAAGACCGTGTTAAGGAAACAAGCACAACCACTGGAACAGGCACATACACTCTTAATGGTGCGGTAACAGGGTTTGAAGCTTTTAGTGAAATTGGCGATGGCAACACCACTTACTATGCTTGCACAGACGGCACGGACTTTGAGGTTGGGATTGGGACATACACTGCATCTGGTACAACTTTGGCTCGTACCACTATTTTACAGTCAACCAACTCTGACAACGCTGTAAACTGGACTTCTGGTTCTCGTACATTGTTTTGCACCCTGCCTGCGGAAAAGGCCGTTTTCAAAGATGCCAGTGGTCAAGTTGAGGGCAGATTTACAACTGGTAAAGCTATAGCAATGGCTATGGTGTTTGGTTAATAAGTTAGAAGGACTCAGATATGGCTGCTCCAAATATCGTTAGTGTTAGTAGCATTTACGGCAAAACAAAAGGTGCTGCGCTAGACACTACATTAACAACAAGCCTGCTAACTTGTGCGGCTAACAAAGTGTTAAAAATTAACACTATTATTGTTTCAAACGTAGACGGCACAAATAATGCTGATGCTACTATTTCTTTCTATGACTCTAGCGCAACAGCAACGTATAGATTAGCTAATACAATTACTGTACCCGCTGACACTACTCTTGTTGTGATAAGTAAAGACACAGCTATATATCTCGAAGAGTCTGATGAAATAAGAGGCGGTGCATCCGCTGCCAGTGACCTAGAAGTTGTTATTTCCTACGAAGAGTTAGATGATGCGTAGGGGCAAACATGTCATTTTTTTACTATAGAAATGCAAGCCTAGCCGGAACTCCTAAAATTCATACAAAAGATAGCGGCATTACTGCTATGGCGCAAACGACAAGGTTTGGCGGGGGGTTTGCCGTGGGTGACAGAATGGTGTTTACTTCTGCGCTTTTTCACGGTGCTTTTGGGCCTCCAAAACAAACAACAGATGCATACTATAGCGATCATTATAGTGCTGATATAATGGCTCAGTTTGGAACCCAACCATATAACGGCTATCAAAATTTTGTTGTTCCTACAGGTGGAACTTATAGGTTTACTTTACAGGGTGGGTATGCTGGTCATAACAACCTGCAAGCTATCAATTCTTATAGTTTTAATGATAGCGTAGTTACAATATCGCCTACTGATCCTGCTGTAGGGCATAGTAATGACCTTAGTTATGGTTTACCTGGACATTTAGTTGCTGATGTAACATTAGCCGCAGGTGACGAATTAAATATATTAGTGGGGCAGTGTGGGAACAGCCAAATATATAACACTACCACTGACGTATTTAGAGTAGGTGGTACTGGTGGAGGGGCTAGTTGTGTTTGGGTTGGTAGCGTAGGCAATTCTAACTATGCCATTGCTGGTGGTGCTGGTGGTGAAAGGGACCAAGGCGAATATACTTCTGTTAGAACTGGCAATAGTTCTTACAGCGCATTTGGAGGTTCTGGATATAGTGGCGGTAATACATATTCTGGAGGGTCAAATGGTACTGGCGGGTCAGGTGATACCAGAGGATGTGGCGGTGCAGGTTTAGTAGGAAATGGTAATGCGTGGGGTGATACAAGAAGCGATGGCACTAAGCCTTATTTCAGCGTAAGAACTACTGCAACAAGGCTTGACCAAGGCGGTCAGGGCGGATTTGCAGGCACAGGTTATATAAACCCATTTTATAATTGTGCAGAAGGTTCTCTAGGTTTCACTATAAATAGTTCAACATACAAAGTAACAACAGCAAGAGGGTGGGCTGGTGGTACTAGTGCTGCTACAAAGGGGTTTGTTAGTTTAAGCACTTATGAAGATTATATTGACGGAACAACTTCTAGTATTGTTGGGCAAATTCCTGTGGCTGCTTTTTCAGGCGGTTTTGGCGGTGGCGGACTTGGAAACTGGGGAGGATGCGGCGGTGGCGGAGGGTATTCTGGCGGCGGTGGCGGAAGTAATGGAGACGTTGCTGGTGGAGGTTCAAGTCAGGTTGATACTAACAAATGGACTCAAGTAAGTCACACAAACTATTCTAAAGTTAATACCAGTAGCGCAGCACCTGCCGCAACCGATTTTCATAATTTTAATATCCCCTCTTCTTTAGCCGCTTCAGGAACCTTTGTGATCTCATCAGGTATACTTCCTACCGGGTGTTGGAAAGGAAATGGTTTTGTTACTATGGAGAGGACGGCATGACTAAAGGTAACGCTAATTTTATTGGACCTAAAGTTACTACAAGTACAGTATCCACTTCTGGTGTATTTGACACTTTTGATCAAATTCACGCTAAAAAAGATAGTAAATGGCCTTTACAAAAAGCGATAACAAATATTGCGTCTAGTACAGGAACAGGTACAGACGGAGTAAATCAAAAATCTAGCAAAGTCCATACTTGGAATATAACTGGTCAAGGCTATGATGGAGGAGCGGAAACGCTTTATTGGACTGTCAGCATTCCTACACAAAGTTCTTTTGATACTGCTTTTTTTGGGAATACCTCTGGATCTTTTACTATGGGGACAGGAAACTCTGGTTCTTTTACTGCGTTAATTTACTGGTCTTCTAGTATAGAAAGAGGAAAATACGGTGATTATACTCAAAACTATGACATGGAAATTCGTTCAGGAAGTACTTCAGGCCCGATTTTAGCAACCAAAAACTTTACAATAACTAACTTTGATTTAATTGAAGCTCGATTTAATAATGCGGCTGCATCTGTAGCCGAATCTACAAGTACAACAAGTATTTTTTGGGATTGGAAAGGAAGCGGGGCAGGCGATAGCACTTCTGGAGATACTTGTCAGTTTTTTAGAGGGCCAAATTTTTTAGTTGCGGGAACTAGTCCAGGCATAGGAACCTACTCCAATAGTGGGACAAATATGATTGTAGAGACAGGAGTTGGGGATGCTACCTATCCATATAAATGTTTTAACACAAATACCTCTGGAACTGTTTACAAAGAATTTACATGGACAGGCGGAAGCTCAACTATTGAATTTAGAACGCTTTTAACGTCTGCTGTAACAAGCAATGACTCAGTAAAACTTTATAAAGGCGGTGTATTGCAACATACCATTTCTGGAACGGGCAGTTCAGTTGATGTTACTGATACAATTAGCGTAACCACTGACGATGTTCTTAAAGTTGAGTATAACAATGTTTCTGGAACAGCAATAAGAGTTGCTGAGATAAGAGTTCATGCTCAAAATTTAACGTACAGGGCTAATGATGCTGATAGTGTTTTAGACATTGGTGGTGAAGATGGTAGCTTTGAGGCGGTTAATTACATTCAAGGTGTTTTAACATATACAGACTATATGTATGCACTTGCTGACTTTACGACAGAAGGCACTGAGCCTTGGTATACAGCAGTGACTCATATTAGCAGGGTTGGTAAAGAGATTATAGGCTGGGATTATATCGACATTACTGACGCGTCAAGAACACCAAATGTTACAGTAACAGCAAATACAACATCTATAAATGAAGGTGGTAGTGTTGACATAACTGTAACTGATGCAAGTACAGATTTTTTAGCAGGTGGGTTTTAT